GGCCAGCCTCAAAACCTTCTTTGCCAAGGCCAGCAGCAGTTAGCAATTCCCTTGAGCCGGCGCTAACAAGACCGCCTACAGCACCGCCCAAAGCGCCCAAACCCGGATCACTGCCCGTAAGCAAAGATGTCAACGAACCGCGGCCGGCACCAACCAATGAGGTAGAGCCGAGTTTGGCAACCAGCGGGTTAATGCCGGCTTCTTTCGCCGCAACCGTAAGAGGGTCGCTGATGTTAACGAGATTGCCCACGCTCTCAACCACACCGCTAACCGCGTTGTAAACCGATGTAGCGCCGTCAATGATGGACGAGAATATTGAAGGAGCAGCAGCCTCCGCAGCACCAGCAGCGCCGCCCGCCGCCGCGCTTACGCCCGTCTCTACCGCCGCCACAGCAGGCGCAGCTTCCGCCAACGCCGCAGTAGCCGCCCCCGCCTCAATAGCGCCCTCTGCCACCGCAGCAGCAACAGCGCCTTCCAACCCACCAGCAGCCGCCCCCGCCGCCGCACCTTCCGCCGCGGCAACAGCCGGACCAAGAAACCCTAGCGCCGTACCCGCCGTAAGCACCACCGCCACAGCAGCAAAAATGCCAGCAATGATGTTGAACGTGCCCTTGCGGCTTTCACGAGCCAAAGTCTTCCGCTCTTGCTCATTCTGCCACGCCTGGCCCGCTGGACTACGCCGCCAAGCATCATCCGCAGCCTGCCGCTGCTCGGCAAGCATTGCGCTATATTGTGGGCTTTGATCCGCATCCGGGTCTTGGAAACCGCCGTATTCTGACATTAGATCGGCACCTCCAAGATATAAACAGGCGTCATATTACCACCAACGTACTTCATCTGGGTGGTCACAGTGGGCTTCACGCCGCCACGCTCCAACCCAGACTGAATCACCCGCATAATCGCCGGCTGCATCGCATACGAATAAAACTTCTGGATGCCCATAGCCCGCAGCGCGTTAGGTAACACCGCCAGGCGCTGTATAACCTCTTGCAACCCTTCCGCGGTGTACATATGCACCTCCGCTTCCGTCTTTGGCAGCCAACGCCCGTCAGATGTAATGCGCGTACTCGTAAACACCGTGTTCCCAATGCGAGATAGCGTTAACACTTTAGCCTTAACCAAAGCGCCAATGTGAATTAATGCCTTTTCGGTTTCTTTTGGAGACCCGGTTTCAGCGTTCATGCCCTTCCGCAAAATCTGGGTGGTGGTTATCTGCTGAGAAGGCATCAGGAAAGCCCCAACTCAGCCGCGATCTGCTCATGGATCGTCAAGTGCGTGGCAAGCCAATCGTAGAACGACGCCTCGTTATTCCAGTCCGCATCCAGCATATTAAACGGGTTTTGCAGGCCCAGAAGGCTCGCAAATTGCTGGTGTTCGACCTGATGAGCCTGCAACCAGTCGTCCAAATTCTCAATATCGGCGTCCCCAAGCGGGTATGCCGGCACCTGAATGCCCTGATCAAAGAAAACCTCGCGGAAAGTCTGGTGCTGCACAGCATTCACGAACAAGAACTCGCCTAGGCTGTCCTTGTCCCCGAATTTGACGATGCTAAGCGTGCTAAAGTCCACTAGAAGCTCCCGGATGTACCGTTTCGCCCAAAAGTGTTGCTAATCACGATCCAGTTAGCACCATCTGCCTGCACCGATATAGCATCATATTGCAGGCTTAGAGCGCGCGTGGCGGCACCATCAATGGTTTGAGAGGATGTGGTAGCCACAGTGACCACATTAGCCGTGCTGTCCATCTTTTTGATGACATACACCTTGCCCGTAATGCCCACAGAGGTCGGCAACGTAATAGACAAAGCGCCAGTGCTCGCATTTGCCGCCACCGTGTAGTCCGTAGCCGTCACCGTATAACCAGCGGTCTTAGCAACGTAAGCAAACGCCGCACCTGTGATGGTTACATTGGTCACAGTAAGGTTGCCCACGCTCGTTGTGGCGCTTCCTAGCGTGATTGTGGCGTTGCCCAACGTAGCCGTGCTGTTAGTCAAGGCGCTGTTAGGCAAACCGCTAATGGTCACGTTAGACGCAGCCGTTAGACGCCCCTGCGCATCCACCGTAAACGATCCAACGGTCGTAGCATTGCCATAAGAGCCAGCCGTTACAGCCGTGTTAGCTAAACTGATGGTTCCAGTAACAGTAATAGGCCCACCAGTCAAACCCGTCCCAGTTGAAACGTTTGTAACTGTGCCGAGTCCACCAACCGAAATAGATACATTGCTAGCCGATGTGATACGACCTTGTTGGTCAACAGTAAACGCCGCAACCGTCGTGGAATTACCATAAGAACCAGCCGTAACAGCCGTGTTCGCTAAGCTAATCGTGCCCGTGCTGGTAATAGGACCGCCCGTTAAGCCAGTGCCTGTGGCGACATTGGTAACAGTACCGTTACTGCCGCCACCACCACCGCTTAATGTACTGACCGTTTTGAGCATACATCACATCCCGTCCCCAGGGGTTACATACACCGCCGCAGTACCGGAACTTGTGATCCCCGTAAAATAAGCGTTAGGCACAAAAGTCAAAATCTCGTCAGTGCCCGGCAGCAACGGTAACGCAGGCTGAGAAGCCGATACCACTACCGCGGTGTTAGCCGCGTCCGCGCTGGTAGCGCCATAACCCAAAAACACTACCACATTGCCGCTGTTAATAAGACGATATTGGTTTCCACCAAGCGTCGTACTCGCAGCCTGCACGGGCGTGGGTGCCGTGGAAGCAGCAGTAAACACAACCGTGTTACCCAGCTTGGTGAAAGCCTGAACGCCCATTTACCGGCCCCTCTTGTCCGCAAGAGACCATGCCACGCCCGCTAACGCAGTAGTAGCCCCGATGGCAGTGTTAACAGTGTCAGTGTCAACGTAGCCTTTAGCGACAAAAACGCCACCAACCATAGTAAGAAGATGACGAAAAAAGCCAAGCCACATATCGTTGTTCATGTCAGCCTCCTATTTGTCTGCTTTACGGTCTAGCTTATCAAATATCTGCTTCACCATATCCTTTAGCTCAAGGATGTCTTGGCGATAATCGTCCTTAGAAACATAGTTGACGTGCAAATCACGCTCCATGTCCCGAATGTCAGCCTCTAAGGAGCGCACAGCGTCCCAAATAACCTTCACAATCCAGCCAATGGCTGCCCCTGCTATTGCCACGGCTATGTTGTAAAGGTTTTGGTCCATCTTACGTCCCCGGCTGCACAGGCCAGACAATAATCGAAGGGAAACCCGGCTGATCTGGCACGTCTCGCAATTCCTGCCGATAAACAGCCCAAACAAGATTATTTACCGGCGCATCAGCCACTTGCGTCCAATCGCATTCAGCCAGTAAAGCGTTGCGCTTTTCGCGCGCCACAGCAGCTAGCCGGTCATTCTCGCCAGCAGCCCACGCCGCCTCTTGGGCGTCCCACTCAGCTTCTTCTTCTGGCGTAAAAGGTATGTTGCCTTCAGCCGTCGCGTGAAATCTTGCCATGTCTGCCTCAGCTATTCTTAATGCCGTAAAGGCGGAAGGTGCCGCTAAGATTGCCAGTGGCGGCAAAAATTCTAACCCCCGTTACAGCGGGAGTGTCTTGATAAGTTACGGCACCATTATAATTTACCAAATTAGCGGAGTTCCACGCTTGCCCCACAATATTACCCGTTTTATATAATGATGTAGAAGCAACATTATAAAGATAGCAAATAAAATTACTTGTTAAATTTGCAGATACAGTCGGACTCGTTGGAGTAACTCGCGCCTCAGTTTCTGTGGTTCCCCCTGTGCCATTAAAGGTAGTGCCATCGTTAGCATTATTAAACATAATAGAAAAGCTATATAAAGCCGACGACGAATAAGAACCACTAACCTTAAAGCGCATATTGAGGCGGGCAGAACTAACGGTTGATACTGAGCTGGCTACAATAGCGTAATTATTGTAAGTGCTGCTGAACGTAGTCTCAATATCCGCCGTTGCTACGTTTGACGCAGTAACGGTTGAAAGATAAATCCAGCTACCAGTACCACCACCACCAGCGGCTGCACTCGCCCAAGTTGTTCCGTCACTAGTCAGCACATTTCCTGACGTACCCGGCGCAACAACCTTAACTACGCTTGTGCCATTACCCAACACTACGTTGTTAGCCGTGATGGTAGTAGCGCCAGTACCACCGTTGGCTACTGACAGCGCGGTGGTTAAGGTTGTAATGTTGCCGCCCGTAATGGACACGTTGGCTAGGCTGTTCGTGCCATTGCCAATGCCGTTAATGCCGTTCACCACGGTCGTAAAATTGTTATCCAATTGCGACAGCGGAATGGCCGATGTAGCACCGGCAAACGTGTTGGGGATTGTAACAGGAAGTGCCATCAGAACCTCGCTCTCAATTCGTATTCAAGCTCAAGAGTGTTCAACGTAAACAAGGCGTTAGACGCCGTAATGCTCAAACCTAGGTACTTGCCATACTGCTGAGCATCGCTCTTGTAAAGCGTGTACCCGTTGTTAAACCAAGGTATAACGGCGTTGCTGCTGTTTGTCCACGCAATCGTCGTTCCAACGCTATTAAACCAAAAATTGTCCGTAACATCAATGTCAACGGTATTGGATTTTATCTCGTTATCAATCGTAACGCCAAACGTGCCAATCGTTGTGTTTGTAACCTCAATAGCCGCTTTGAGTGCCTGCTTATCCCTAATCGGGTCATTCATAGGCCATAGCGCGCTTCGGATAAGCACGTTAGCGCCAACCGTGCTGCTGTTATACAGCCTGAAAAGACCCGTGCTGGTGGTGCCATACAAGCTAATCACGCCGCTCGCGGGAATGCTGGTCACATACGTCAACGCGCCCTGCGACGTAAAGAACCACCGTTTGTCAAAAAACACAGCTTGGATTTGCCGCGCGTTAGACAACGGATCGTTGTAGGTAAACGACCAAGCCGCGCACAAGATGTTGTTTATCAGCACCTGGCCGCCCGTCACCGGCTGCGTAAAGTCGATCAGCGGGAAGACGGCATCCAACTCGTTGCTTAGCTTGGTCGTAGTGCTGCCCACCAGCGCGTAAACGCCGTAGTCGTTCATAAACAACACAGAGCGGAAGTACGGGAAAATGGTCATCTCCCGCTTGCTGCCCACCGAGGCCGTGACGTTGGTGTTGGTGAAGATCGTGGTGCCGTTCGTTTGTACACGAACATCCGAAAACACGTTGATGCTGCTATCGCCAAAAATGTACAGGAAGTTATTGGCCGAGAGCATCGCCGTGATGTTGTTGTGCAGCGTCTCGTCTTGGATGTTGATGTTGCCGGCGCTCACGCT